CGCGCCCACCTTCTGCCGCCTTGGCTTTATTGGCTCGTGTTTGGCAGTTCGACAACTACGGCGAAGACCTTATCTGCCAGTTAGTAAACGGTGGGGTTTACCTTTGGGACACCAGTGCGGGCCCAAGTACCCGAGCAACCGCCATTACAGGGGCACCCACGAAGAGCACCTACGCGTTGGTTTCCACGCCTGACAGGCACTTGGTTTGTTTTGGCACGGAAGATACGCTTGAGGACCCCGACTCGCAGGATCCGATGTTTGTGCGGTTTTCCTCACAAGAGAACATCAACACCTTTGTGCCCACGGCCACGAACACGGCTGGTGGACAGCGTTTGACTGACGGCAACAAGATTGTCAGTGCTGTACGGTCTCGTGGTCAGATCTTGATTTTTACAGACACTTCTTTGCATTCCATGCAGTTTATTGGCCCGCCGTTCACGTTTGGTTTCCAGCAGTTGGGATCAAACTGTGGCTGTATTGGTCCGCACGCGGCCATTGACGCCAATGGTTTGGCGTTTTGGATGGGCAGGGAAGCGTTTTACGTCTTTGACGGCACAGTCAAGAAGATCCCTTGCACGGTGCAGGATTACGTGTTCAAGGACCTCAATCTTGTTCAGGGACAAAAGGTTTTTGCAGGAATTAACACTGAATTTAACGAAATAACGTGGTGGTACTGCTCTTTTACCTCTGACTTTATTGACCGTTTCGTGACTTACAATTACCTTGAATCGGTGTGGTCTACGGGCACGATGGCGCGCACGGCTTGGCAAGATGTCAGTAGTTTCCCAAGGCCCATTGGCGCTGAGTATTTACCGACCGGTACACAGACGCCTGTTGATGGCGCCATCCCTGGGCTCACAGCGGGCAGAACCGTCTTGTATAGCCAAGAATCTGGTGTAAATGCGGTCAATCAACCGATTACTGCGTTCATTCAAGCGGGTTATTTTGACATTTCAGAGGGCGATAACATGCTCTTTATGAAGCGTTTTATCCCTGATTTCTTGGAGCAACAAGGTAATTTAACGGTTAATTTGTTGCTGCGACCCTTTCCCCAGGCCACCGCTAGCCCGAGTTCCTTGGACCCTTATCTGATCACCCCGACCACTCAAAAGGTGGACACGCGAGCCCGAGGCAGGCAGCTCTCGCTCAAGATTACCAGTGATGAAATAGACACCAAGTGGCGCTACGGTACACTGCGTGTCGATGTGCAGGTTGATGGAATTAGATAGGTGTATAATCAGGCGCTGGAAGCGCGTGTAAAACTTGAAGAAGTACATTGGAGAGGGGTGGAATGAGTAAGATCAACAATGTCCGTCTACCTAACGCGGCTCCGCTTAACTACAGCCCCGAGCAGTTCAACCAGCTTGTGCGTTCGCTTGAGCAGATTGTTTTCCAACTAAACACCAGTTACACCCCCACAACCTCTGAAAACACGGCAAGCGCCATGTCCTGGGCCGTGGGCCGCGCAGGGTCAGCCGGTGGCGGTTTTGCCGGAGGCATTCGTGGTTTCCAGCCGAGCAGTGGCATTTTGTTGCCACACGCGATGTTGATGTCGAACTTGGACCAAGAGAGCTTGGGCACAACGGCGGAGAACATAGTCACCTTTGACACCCCTGTGATTGAGTACAGCGTCCGAGCGGGGTCGCATGAGGCGACGTTTACGGCCTCGATTGCCACTACCACGATGACGGTATCGGCGATAGCCTCTGGTGTGTTGTTGTCTGGTATGACTTTGACCGGCACGGGTGTGTCGGCGGGCACGCGCATTGTGGCGCAATTGACTGGCACGGCGGGGGAAACGGGCACCTATACGGTGAGTATTTCGCAGACTGTTGCAAGCACCACGATCCAAGGCTCACGGGCCTCGAAGCTTGTGTTTGATTACCCTGGCGAGTACTACATTAGTGTGCGTCTACAGGCGACCAATCAGGACAATGCGGTCAAGGAAATAGAGGTGTGGGCTAAGAGCAAGGGGGTGAACTACCCGCTTAGTAACACACGGTTTGATTTGCCTGAGCGCAAGAGTGTGGATGTCTGGGGCCATGGAGTGCCTGCCGTTATGGGGGTATTCACGGTTAAGGATCCGGTGCTCGACTATTTGGAAATCGCATGGTGGTCGGAAAGTATTTTGGTTTATTTAGAGCACTATGACGCTGGAACGGCGCCGGTGCGCCCAGAGATCCCGTCGGTTATTTTGACGGCGACGCTTGTATCAGCGGTAGGGGAATAACATGGCTGTAAATTACTTAGCAAAGAACCTGATTCCGGCAGCGACCGTGGAAACGGTCCTTTATACGGTGCCAGCGGCGGCGACGGGGATTTTGAACTCCTTACGGGTGACAAACGACAATTCCACAAGTTCTCTGTTAACGGTGAACTTGTATCCCGGAGGAGGGGCCACGGCTCACGCCTTATTGCGCACGTATTCCCTGCCGGTCAGGGGCACGATGGACGTATTTAGCGGCATTCCTTGTACGGTTGAGACGGGCGATATCATCAAAGTGCAGTCTTCGGAGGACGATGTGGTGTTTCACTTGTCCTATATGGAAGTAGACAGAACGTAGTGTTTTAAAGCATAATAGGGCTACTTATCGCGTCCTTTCCCGACGCGCAGCCCTGTGAGGCTACATGCGAAAATTGGAAAGGTAAATAACATGGCAGAAAACGCGATGCAAGGCATCATGGGTTTGGACGAAGCACGGGCAATGCCCAGCATGCCGCCGCCTATTCCCCCGACACCTCAACCCACCCCCGAACAAATGGCCGCTTTCGAGCAGGCTCGCTTGGAGCTTGATCCGCGCGACGTGACTCGGGAACTGTTGTCCGCGGGCGAAGAGATTGATCCAGGAGCCGTGCAGGAATTGCGTCGTGAATTGGCGGGCCTGCAGTTGCCTCCTGAGTTGATTGGTGCGATGTTGACGATGGTCGAGATGATTCTGGCCGAGCCAGGTCGTTACGCTGAGATGCGTCAAGAACTGATTATGGAAGGCGTGCCAGAGGATCTTCTGCCCGCGCAATTTGACGCCGAGTACTTCGGTAGTTTGGAATTAGCGCTTGAGCAGTTGGACACGCAGTTAGAAACAACAATGCCTCCTGTTGGATCAATGCAGCCGATGCGCTTTGCAAACGGCGGTGTGGTCTCCATGACCCCTATTGCAAAAGAGCTTCAGAGTTACGGTCGCAATGGCGACACGATTCTTGCTCACATCAACCCACAAGAAGCCCGCATGCTCAAACGCATGGGTGGCAGTGGCACGATTAACCCGGTTACCGGACTGCCCGAGTTCTTTAACCCAGGTAAAATATTTAAGTCTGTAGGTAAGGTTTTTAAATCTGTTGGCAAAGCGGTGGGCAAGGCTGTTAAGGGAGTAGCCAAGGCCGCACAAAAGTTTGCTAAGAGCAAGGTGGGTAGAATTGTTATTGCGGCGGCACTGGCTTATTTTGTTGGGCCCGCAGCAGCCTCTTTTCTCGGGGTTGGTTCTACTGTTGGTGTAGCCGCAGTCAGTGGCTTTGTTGGGGGTTTTGGCTCGACAATGATCGGTGGCGGAAACTTAAAAAGTGCGCTCACTACTGGCGCCATTGGTGGTCTTGCGGCAGGTGCAGGCGCGGGCATTATGGGCGGCGCAGAAGCCTTCCAGGCCGGTAGCTACACGGGTCCAACGACTATTTCAGGACAGTTCAACAAGTTGACCGAAGGCGTGGGGTCATTGTTCGGCGCAGAGCCCGCAGCACAAGCCTTCCCTGTCACGGGCGGCACAAGCCTTCCCGGTCAGTCACTTGATCCGCTTATTGGTGCTCCAGCCGCCCCCGCTATGCCTACTGCCCCCACCTTGGGAACTACGTCCACAACTGGGGTGCCAGCCACGGGCGGCCTCACCACGGGGGGTGCCACTACAGGCGGCCTCACCACGGGAGGCGGCCAACCCCCTCCTAGTTTCCTTGATCAAATTACAGGTGGGGTTAAAAACTTCTTCACCCCTGGCGCAGGGGTCGATCCCACAAAAGCCGCATTAGCGGAGGTTGCTAAATTACCTGCGGGCACCTCTGACGCTATCCAAAAAAGTGTCTTTGATGCTGCCCTTAAAGAAGCAACCCCAGGCGTCTTGTCTAAGTATGGTCCTATCGTGGGCGGTGGTCTAGGCATCATGGCACTTACCGGTGGCTTTAATGAGCAGCCCGCAGAAGAATTAAACTTGATGGACAACATCACCACGGGCAGCGACCTGCTAGCACAAGATCCTGATAAGTATGGCGTCAATTTAGGCCCCTCACAAACGGTGTACAACACTCCAACGGGCAACCCTAACTACGTGCCGTATCAAGACTTCTACGCTTCAATGGCGAACAACCCGTTTATGCCACAGCAGCAACAACAACCAACCATGCTCGCAAAGGGCGGTCCCGCTAACCCCGAGGACTTCCCCCGCCGCAATGGTCCAATCAACGGCGCAGGCACTGCCACTTCTGACTCCATCCCTGCCATGCTCTCGGACGGGGAGTTTGTCTTCACAGCGCGAGCTGTACGGGGCGCGGGCAACGGCTCACGGCGCGATGGCGCTAAACAGA